CCGCCTGTACCAGTCGCATAGCAGACACCGCCTTGAGAAGTTCTCCAGAAGTCTTTAGCCTTACTATCATCACGCAATGTAAGCTCGGGAAAGACTTTTCTATACGCCTCTTCTTGCACAAGGGTTCGAATCTGGAAGGCGTTATTTGCGGCAAGCATTGCCGAGTAACTGATATGAATAAACTCACAGTCAGGCTTCTTTCCAAAACACCAAGCCATAAAATTAATTACAGCAATTTCAGTTTTAGAATATCGTGGTGGAACGTTAATAATTAACCGCTTTATCTCTCCGCGATAAACTTTCATCAAAGCTTCACAGATTTCTAAGTGGTGCCAGTTCTGCATCCATTTATAACCACGGCGCTCCTTAAACATGTACCTTGTGAAGAAATATAAATCTTCTTGCGCCTCGATCCGGATGGCTTTATCCCGAGCCGCATCAGTACTCATCTAAGACTTCCCTCCGCGCTTTTAAGTAATCTTCCATTGGAACTGGAATTTCTGAATTAACTGTTTGGACTGGACCGCCGTCTTTGCCTGTAATTTCTTTTCGATTGGTATAAAGTCCACCAACCTCTTTAGCTGCCTGCTCTAAAAGGCTCGGCACAATGACTGGGTTTTCTTTGAATTGTTCATGATCGATGAACCGTTGTAGACGCTTGAGGCGGTAGGCAATATTTGCGATTGGGATTGCGCTAAGGTTGTCGTTCATTTCCTTGCGCACTCTGTAGAACTCAGTTTTAAATTCTTCGCTTAAGTCCTGCCCTGTTTTCTTTGTTGGGTCGTATGCTTCACATTGCTGTTTGGTTACGGTGATACCAAATTCTTCTTGGACGCCTCTTGCTGTTTCACTAGGTGTCTCATAGGTAGCAAGTGACCGTACTATATAGAGTTTCACCCGTTTATTAAGCCTTGCCATTTATCTCTATCCGTCCAAGTACGTCCAAGTAGAGTGGCAAAAAAAATTTAAACCACCTTCAAGTTACAAGTGCCGCAAGCATAATGAACATCTGCCCGTGACAGCTGCGGTCTTTTATTAGCTGCTTCAATTATCCGCATAACATCCTCACTTGCTCCATATCGACGAACAACGCCAGTAAATTCTTCAACATCGTGACCTTGAATAGCTAACTTAGGCATACCAGTTTCTCTGTTATAAGCTGGTGTCCCGTATTGGTCCTTCTTATGTGCAATGTGATAAAGCTCGTGTTCAACCAAAGCACAAAAGTTCACATCACTTGCTATACGTGAATATGAAGCATCAAAAGTGATTAAGTATTCAGGTAAATAATTGAACCACTGGATGAATTGTTCTTCTTGTCGTTCTTTCTTCCAGCCACCAGCATTGATCATGACTTTTTCAGTAGTACCAATGACCTGACGGCCTTGCTTTTTAAAACCAGATCTAGCCCACATCACAGCAATATCGGGATATCGAAATGACCGTAAATGCATGTGATCAGGGTTAAATAATTTAGATTTAGGATCTAGAAAAACCTTTCTTATCCATTCCCATAATTCTGGCGCTGGCACAAAGTTAGGCGTACCCATTTCAAAAATCCAATCTGGAGGCATTGGACGAACAGGCACATGAAAGCCGACTTCATTTTTCATAAATTTAACCCAATAAAAAAAAGCCCCAAATTGGGACTTTGTAATTCATTAATTAAGTAAAAAATATTCCATAATTCTTTCAATCTACTACAAACTTAATTCTGCTTTTGACTCTCAATCATTTCTGAAAGGCTTTTTTGAAATTCAGGGATGGAAAATATATCAATATATGGCATTTTAAGAATCCTTTTATTTTTCTTAAGTACGCCTAAGCCAGAAAGAGACTGTGATTTATCTGTTAGGAAAAAAAATTCAAAACAGTAACCCTCAAAAATAGTTAAAAACCGAATTCGCTGCATATTATCAATATTACAATAAATATCAGTTATAAAATCTAATTCCATTTCATTAAATGGAGCTATCAAACTTACTAATTTTGAAATTCTGAGATCATAACATTCGGTTAAAAAAACCCGCTCGTTCTTAACACTTTCCTTTAAAAAATTTTTAGCTAAAGGAGATTCATCAAAAATTTTTAATTTTTTAAAAACTTCATGGTTAGATTCAATTCCTCTCCACATGATAGACAATAAATATAATATAAGCTTATTTTGGTCAACACCTTGAATTTCATAGTGATTATCTCTCTTTTTATGTTTTACAGATTTAATTCTATTTCTTAAAATATTTAATGAATAGTCTTCATATTTTTTATTTAGTTTATGTTCACATTCACCACATAACATATATGTTGCCCACTGATCTTGATCTTTGACAACTTTATTATGCTTTTTATCAAATCTTAAAGCATGATTTGCACCTTTTAAGGCCTTTTTAAAAACTGCTCTGCCAATGACATGCGAACGTTTCAATTCTTTTTCTAGATCGCATAGTTTGCAAATTCCTTTTTTCATTTTGCTGCATATCACTCTTGATGTTTCATTTATATTTTATCAATAAAAATAAAGGAATAAAAAATTAAAATATTTAGGATTATTAACAAAAAAAAGCCCCTCCAATAATCGATATTCAGCGAGGCCATTTGCGCCATAATAAGCTCGGTAACTTTTCTATAGATGCGTAAAAGTAATTTTTTAAAAATATCTTTTAAATTTAATTTATTAAGCAAAAAAGAAATATTACCCTATTTTTCAACTTCTTTTAATAAAATATACAAAGCTGCATAGTTATCAATAGCTGCGACAATTTCCTGCTTTTTTTGATCAAATGATATAACAGGTGTTCGGTTTTGATGAACTTTATCAATAATTTCATTTTTCAAATCGATATAAAAAACCGTAGGTTTAGGGAATTCATCGCTATCATTGAATTGCTTGTCATGAAATATAGGATAAAATTTATTTAATTGATCAATTAACAACCTTGTTAATTGAACTTGAATTTCAGACTTTAGATCATTAAAACAATCCGATTGTTTAATTTCGTTGATGAGTGAAAAGAAATATTCTGCTCTACTATCCACTAAATGGCTACTTCCAAAACCACCTGAAGAATGTAAACTTTTCAAAAGTAACATCCGATATGTTGAAACTTTAATTGACTTTAATTGATCTATTGTTACTTGTAATTCCTTTTTTGCTTCTTTTAATTTTACAATATTGCCCCCAATTGATAGCTCTTGAACCTCATCAAAATATGCGATTATTGCGGATACAATTGCTGAAAATATTATCAAAATAACGAAGTGGTTTTGGTCAATGTATTTATCCTTTAAAAGGATAAAGGAAACAAATGAAAATAAAATAAATGTAATTAAAGAAAATATGATTCTCATGCAGATTTTCAGCAAAGAAAATTTTATTATCAACAATTTAAATATAGTTGCAATAACTTTTTCTAGATTTCCACTTAAAGATATTTTATTCATTCTTATAAAATAAAAGCCCATCGTTTGATGAGCTTTTGAATCTCAGTGATTTGCATACAATAAGATCATTGTAATACAAATATGCCACACCCCGTGCGCACACTCAAGCGGTTTTTTCAAAAGTTTCAAACTTAAATTGAGGGTTACGGCTTTTGATATAGGCCATACCACATTTTAAATCCTGTCTAATTTGATTAACTGAAGTATCGTTACTTTGAGCAATATCGCGTAAAGAATTACCCATAACATGATGTGACCAAATTGCTGAAATCCATTCTTGTATAATATGGTCTTCGATTAATTTAATATCAATAATCAATCTATGGATTGCACGCGCTTCATTATCATTTAACTGACAGCATGTACCCTTACGGCGGATACATAAGCGATCTTTTAAATTTTCATCGCTCATATACATAGCTATTAATTTTTCACGTTGTTTTTGAGTGATGCGTTTTGTTGGCATCGTCTTAACAATTTTGACCATTGTTTCGGTATCGCCGTTAAGCCAAGCTCCAAGCTGGCGACACCACTCTTCAAAACTAAATCTAGACCAATCGACCGCTTGTAAAATGTGTTGTTGTACTGGCATATTCATTTTCATCCCACCAATTGCTCAATTTGTTTAATCGCCACGCCTGCTTTAACTTGCTCTGTGCTGAACCGTAAAACTGTAAAACCCATCATTGCTGCGGAGTTGTATTTCTCCATATCCCCTATATAGCCTTTGCCCCTTGTATGACGGCCTCCACTCCAGATACCCCCTTCAACCTCAACTAAAATCTTTGTACCCGTTATTAAAAAATCTGCTCTCCATTTGCGTTTTGGATGGAACTTATATTCCTGTTCAAAACCGATCTTGCATGCTCTTAAATGCGTTGCCAGAACCATTTCACCCACACTTGGTTGTCTGGCAACTTGCTTTGCTGAACGGCGCTTTTTATTTTTCTTTATGGGAAATAACTTGCGGTATTCAGCAATGCTGACTGATGACATCAAGCACCACCTTTGAGCACTTGCTCTATAGCTTTAAGGGTTCGAATCATTGCCATTTGTAGAAATTCATGATTGCCGCGCATGTCTTCTTCAACATACTGCAAAGCATATTGAGTCTCTTTTAATGCCCCATCTAAACGCTTTTGCAGCTCCTCCACTTTCGCTTGTTGTTCTTTTTGAATCTCCCAAGCCCACTTTCCAGATTTACCCTCAAACTCACTCATGGCTGGCTCCTTTTTCTGCATCACACATTTCACATTTATCTATATGCCCCCACCCATCATCTCGAATGAAGCCAAACCCCTTACAAGCCTTACATTTGACTTTCTTTTTCTCACCCACCAAGAAATATCGATCTTTCTGGTTGTAGGTAATATCAATAGAACCTGAGTAATAGCGCCTTAACGCCCCATCAATATGAAATTCGTGTGGACCTACACAAAACATCCACCCCGAATCCCCGCCGCACTTTGTAAACCATTTGAAATATGCTTCTCTCCATTTCACATAACGGCCAGACAGATGAGGAGTCAACAATTCAATTAAACGTGCTCTAAGCATCTCCATGCTTGCTGACATATCTCCATAGTGATATTCAAGATCGTAGCTATACTCGCCTGTGTTATATCTAGTTGGCATGAGATTCACCGCCTCCGTATATTGATTCGTGGTCGCGGATAGCAGTCATCACACGCTTAATTGAAATGGAACCATCTGGAATGAAGTCGCAAAAATCATCAAGAAAGCTCAATCTCCCATTTCCCACCATGCGAACATGCGTGTAACCAACATGCTTATCTGTCGTAATGAATGCAGGCGTTAGCTTCTCAACTCCACCTAAATCGTTGATGATTTTCAAAGACTCCACCAGACGTTTAAGCTCAACCAAATCTACAAAATACTTCTCACGATCTGCTGGGCTGATTTCTACACTTTGACCACATTGGAACTCATAACCCTCGTTCCATTCAGTTGCGTTATCGGGTGCTGAATCTACGATTTCCTTCGCGTATTGCAGTCCTTTATCTCTAATCAATTTAGTTGCTTTCATGGCTGGCTCCTTT